GATTGGTATCACACAGTCATTCCAAATTACTTTGATGCTCGTGACTTTGTATTTAGTGCAAATAAAGCGGATTACGCACTCTACCTCGGAAGAATAGGCTACAACAAAGGCGTCGATATTGCTATAGAAGCTACCGCAAAGGCAGGAATTCCGCTGAAAATCGCCGGTCAAGGAAGCCTTTCTGACCTCGGGTATACTAGGGTACCAGACCACGTGGAAATCGTCGGTTATGCTGACGAAATAATGCGAAAAAAATTATTAGCAGATGCCAGTTCATTAATTATTGGATCGCGTTATTCAGAACCATTTGGTGGTGTTATGGCGGAAGCGTGGTTAAGTGGCACACCAGTCGTTTCACCTGATTGGGGTGCATTTGGCGAGTTCAACATTCAAAACAAGACTGGCTACCGTTGCAGAACACTACGACACTTTGTTACTGCACTCACTGACTGTCGTGCTGGTGCAATCAATCACAACGACTGTTACGAGCATGGATTGCAGTTCACATTGGACCGCATCCGCCCACACTACGAAAGCTACTTCAGTGATATCCTAGACACATACACTGGAGCGGGATGGTATGAACTATGAAATCGGATCCATACGTCCCATACGACGAATCTGACCGCAAGCAGATACCGCCATCCAAACACTAACTAAATAAGAATATGAATACTAATTCTGACACCACCTCTACAACTACCACAGATGACGAACAAGAAATCGACTCTGTTGCTCCTGAACAACAGGCCACACATAAGTGGGAATTTAAGGGTCGGCAAGCGCAGAAGTGGGGCACAGTTACCAAGCAAGGTCTCATTGTTGGACGTGCTCCTAATCAACGAGTAGTACCGCCCGATGAAGTATACTACCTAGCCAGCTTAGGCTGCTCAATAAGAGAAATAGCCACATGGTTTGGTGTTAGTGAAAGCACCATGAAGTATAACTTTGCTGATTACATTGACAAAGGCTACGAAGAAACAAAACAAAAACTACGTCAAGCCATGTTAAGCAATGCATTCAAAGGCAATGCAGCACTACAAATCTTCCTGGCTAAGAACATGTTGGGCATGAGTGATAGTCCAGTCAACACTGACACCGATAAGATCCTTCCATGGTCGGATGATAAGTAATGGCTCTTAATCCTGGACAAGAAGAAATTGCAAATAGCGGCGCACGTTTCCGTGTGGTAATTGCCGGTCGTCGCTGGGGCAAGACATTCCTCTCTGTTCGTGAGATGGCAAAGGCCGCACGATATCCAAATCGTAATGTTTGGTATGTGGCTCCAACATATCGCATGTGCAAACAAATTGTTTGGGACAATTTAAAATACAAACTACAAGACTTGAATTGGGTCGCTAAGATTAATGAAAGCGACCTCAGCATCACATTAAAGAATGGATCAAAGATAAGTCTACGTGGTGCAGATAATCCTGACAGCCTTCGTGGTGTATCATTAGACTTTTGTGTGCTAGATGAGTTTGCAATGATTGATGAATCGGCTTGGACAAGTGTATTGCGTCCAACACTTAGTGACCGCAAAGGCTCAGCCATGTTCATCTCCACTCCAATGGGTCGCAACTGGGCCTATGACCTATATCAGAAAGGTCTTGACCCAACTGAGCACACATGGGAAAGTTTCCAATATACAACTATTCAAGGTGGCAATGTATCACAAGAAGAAATTGATGCAGCAAGGCAAGACTTAGATGCAAAAACATTTCGTCAAGAGTATGAAGCCACGTTTGAAGAATACGCAAATAGAATCTATTACGCATTTGATCGTAATCAAAACATTCGTCTATACCAAGGAGCCATCCCTGCCCTCATATATGTGGGCATGGACTTTAACGTAGACAACATGTCAGCAGTATTATTCACTCGAGAAGGAAACACAATTCATGCATTCGACGAGATCCACTTGCGTTCCAGCAATACTTCAGAAATGGCCAGTGAACTACAGTCTCGCTACCCCAAGAGCCGCTTCTCGGTCTACCCAGACTCCGCAGGTTCAGCCCGCAAGACCTCAGCAGAAATCGGTGTTACTGACCACACCATCCTCCGCAATGCGGGATTCACAGTAAAGAGCCCACGTGCTCATAACCCTGTGAAAGATGGTATAAATGCAGTAAATAGTAAGTTATGCAACGCAAAGGATGAGCGTACATTCTTTGTAGATCCACGGTGCAAGAAGACGATTGAAAGTTTAGAGAAACATACGTATAAAGAAGGAACTTCAATTCCTGACAAAGAGTCTGGATACGATCACTTTAGTGACGCATTGCGTTATTACATTGATTATGAATTCCCAGTTCGCAGAGATGTGGACCCAGCTACACTAATCCCACAGCGATGGGGTCATAAAACAATTTAAAGGATATACACATGAGCTCAATGCAAACAGTGGACCAACAGTTAGCAGATATTTCTAGTAGTAATACTATCTACCAGGACAATCGCGACTTTTGGCGTTACATGTTAGAAAGTTATTTAGGTGGCGAAGACTATCGTCAAGCCGGTCACCTAACCCGTTACCAATTAGAAACAGATGGAGAGTATGCAGCACGATTACGTGCAACTCCTCTAGAGAATCACTGTAAGAGTGTTGTTTCTGTTTACAACAGTTTCTTATTCCGCGAAGAACCAGATCGTGAATTTGGATCTATCGCACCTATGCCTGAACTGGAAGCATTCATGTCTGATGCTGATATGGATGGCCGCAGTTTAGATGGCTTCATGAAAGATGTTAGCACCTGGGCCAGTGTATTTGGTCACTGCTGGATCATCATGACTAAACCTGATGTGGGTGCTATTACTCGTGCTGATGAAGTTGCCATGAGTGTGCGCCCTTATGTGAGTCTTGTCACTCCATTAAGCATGTTGGATTGGTCCTGGAATCGCAAGCCAAATGGTGCATACGAATTAGACTACATCAAATACATTGAAGAAACCAATGGCGACATCCAAGTCACACGTGAATGGACGCCTGAGACTATTACCACATGGGAAGTAGACACACGTAAGAAAATTATCAAAAGCGAATTGGTTGAGATCAATGGCTTAGGTCGTATTCCTGCTGTTATTGCTTATAGTCAACGCAGCACAGTTCGTGGCATTGGTGTTAGTGATATCTGTGACATTGCTGATGCACAAAAGTTTATCTACAACAACACATCGGAAGTAGAACAAAGCATTCGTCTTGATAGCCACCCAAGTCTAGTTAAGACGCCAGAAACACAAGCAGGCATTGGCCCTGGCAGTATTATCTCTATGCCTGAGAATATTGATCCTGGTCTAAAGCCGTATGTGCTAGAATTTTCTGGCGCTAGTGTGCAAGCGATTTATAGTGCTATCCAACATTCAATTGACAGCATTGATAAGATGGCAAACACTGGATCAGTTCGTGCAACAACAAGCCGAACAATGAGTGGCGTTGCGATGCAAACAGAATTCCAATTATTAAATAGTCGTCTAAGTGAAAAAGCCGACAACTTGGAATTGTGTGAAGAACAAATGTGGCGCTTATGGTGCTCTTACATGGGTATGAGTTGGGATGGTTCAGTTGAATATCCTAATAGTTTCAACATCCAAGACACACAAAATGAATTCAAACAGTTAATTGATGCCAAGTCGGCTGCAACAGACCCACGTGTTCTAGCACTTATCGACCACGAGATCATTGAATTGCTAGGCGAAGATGCAGACATCATTATGCCGGAAATGGTCACATTAGCTGATGGAAGTTCTGTTCCTTATGATAGTGCTGAGCCATTTGAAGAACCTGAGGAGATGTTTAATCCTGCAACAGGTGAAACAGGTTGGGTTATTGATTTTGCTAGCAAGCGTGAAGCAATGCTTGCTGGTTGGGTGGAGAAAGAGTAATGCCAGTATACGCAACTCTACAAGAAGCGTATGCGGCCATGGGCATGGACACAGCAAGCATAGGTCTTCTTTGTCCATTGCCATTGCAAGACAACGCAATCAATATTGAAAATCACATGTTTGCAATTGAAAACTTTGGCTTAGGACCTGCAGATCCGCGACAACCCAATAACAACTTCTGGGCTGCAAAGGCCGTGTTATGGGCTATCCCCGAAGGCGATGCAAGAGCAAGAATGTGTTGCAATTGCAATCACTACTATGACACAACACAAGTTCGTGAATGCATTGCTAATGGTCCTGCAATGGATCTTAAAGCATCTGCATTACCGCTAACACCAAAATGGGCTGATATTGAAAGTCATCCTGTGGGATATTGTGATTTGTATGATATTACATGCAGTCCAATTCGCACTTGCGATAGTCAAGAACCCGGTGGCCCAGTTGACGATGAACGTGCAGCCGCAAGAGGTTTGGCACCGCTGGAAGCCGAAGCATAAATAAAATATCAGGATTGATAGCGTAATGCAGTCAATCCCTACAACTACCTTAGAAAGGGCGAGGTTAACAATGACCGATCAAAACATTGGCACACAAGATAACGCAACTGATGCGGCAACTTTACAAACAGAAAATCAGGCAGTAGCAACTAAGACATATACGCAAGAAGATGTTGACAATATGATGGCACGTATGCGTGGCTCATTGGAAAAGAAACTTCTAAAGCCATATGCTGATTTAGGTGATCCAGAGGAACTTAGAGCACTTCGTGAAGAAGCAACTAAGCGCCAAACAGAACAACAAATCAAGCGTGGCGAGTTTGAAAAGACTCTGCAAGAATTAGCTGCTAAAAAGGATCAAGAGATCCAAAAACGAGATGCTATTATTAAGGACTACCGAGTTAATGCTCCTCTTGTTAATGCTGCCGCTAAGTTTCGTGCTGTTGCGCCAGAACAAGTCAAGAGTTTGTTAATTAATAATGTTAGACTTAATTCGGATGGTGAAGTAGAAGTAGTTGATGCTAAAGGTTCAGTACGTTATGCAGATAACGGAACACCGCTAGCAGTGGAAGACTTAGTGCAGGAATTCCTATTGAGTAATCCACACTTTGTTAGTGCAACACCTGCAACTACCAATACCAAATCTAGTATCTCAAATTCCGCAAAGACTCTGGATATCACAAAACTAGATATGAAAAATCCAGAGCATCGTGCGCTTTACAAAGAATATCGTAAAGCAAACGGTATAGCCTAACACTTATTAAAGGAGAATTATAATGGCTGGTTCTACAACTACTACTCTAAACGACTTACTACCTAGTATTGTCGCTGAAGCTATGTTCGTTGCTGGTGAGCAATCGATCATGCGCGGTCTTGTTAAGACTTACACTTTGGCCCCAGGTCAAGGTAAGACTGTAACAGTTCCAATTTACCCAATCCAAACTGCTGCTTCTGTTACCGAAGGTGACGAAGTAAGCAATACTGCTGTTTCTACAAACGGCGCAACTCTAACTGTTTCTACAGCTGGTATCCGTACATTGGTTACTGACTTGGCAGTTGCTTCTAGTGCTAGCAACGTTGTTGGCGATTTAGGTCGTCTATTCGGTGAAGCTATCGCTCGTAAAATCGACACAGACTTGATGGCTCTATTCGGTGGTTTCTCTGCAAACATCGGTAGCACAGCAAGTGCATTGAGCGCTGCTACTATCGCTCAAGCCGCAGCTAAATTACGTGCTGCTGGCGTTCCAGCTCAAGACTTGGCATGCGTTGTTAACCCATACGTTGCTTATGACTTGAAGAAAGACTTGACCAATACATGGCAAAACCCAAATGGCGGCGTTGTACAAAACGAAGCTATGTCTACAGGTTATGTTGGTATGTTGTTCGGCATCCCAGTTTATGAGTCTAGCCTAGTTGCTGACACCGGCACAACCGGTGACTACGTTGGTGGTGTGTTCCACAAGCAAGCTCTTGGCTTGGCTATGATTGGTGACATCAACATTGAAACACAACGCCGTGCTTCTTTCTTGGGTACTGATGTTGTTGCTTCTGCTCACTACGGTGTTGGTGAGTTGTATGATGGTTACGGTATCGCTATCTCTGCTGATAGCTCTATTCTGTAATTAAGGACTAAGAAATGGCCTTCTTACAAAACGGTTCTCAGGTTATATCTTTTGCTGAATACAGTGATGTTGAAGCAATGGATCAGCGCCTATTCGAGACTAACGAAGGCCTAACGAGCGATGTAGTAGAGGATAACCTAATCCGTAGTACTGCTCGCATTCTTACTCTATTGAGAGCAACCGATTGGTGGAGAAGTTATTATGTCCGCCGCAGTGGATCAGCAGTGATCAATACTGTGGCTGACATTCCTGCATTGGATATTGCAAATATTCAAAGCAGACAAGCAGACTTCACTGATCTATGTGTCTACTATGCACTCTACAATTATGTTCTGCCTAGAATCGCAGATTTCAGCGCAGAAGATAACGCAGAGCGTCAAAAGATTGGCTTTTACCAAGCAAAATTCGACAGCCTATTTGGCGAGTTGATTACTGCTGGTGATTGGTATGATTTTGATGGTAGTGGCGCAATCGCATCCGATGAGAAATCACCTGGATATCATAATCTTAAGAGAGTACGATAATGAGAACAGCAATCTACGATAGCATTAAGGCATTAGGTTCAGCTACCTTAGGGACTTTTTCTCTAAGTGCAGAACTGCCTTTTGATGCAAGTGGCACGCCTTTGTATCTAAAGAACTTTAAAAAGATCTATGTTGATGTCGACCAAATTAGTCAAGACGCAACATTAGCTACATTGAATGGCGCAACTTGGGTAGATGAAACTACAACTGTTCGTGCATACTTCGTTACAGACGCCAAACAACTGCCTTCAAATTATGAAACACTTGTTGACGCAATCAAAGAAACGCGACTAACTTCAGACATTACTGGTGTTACAAAACGCCGTTGTCAAGTTAGCACACGCTTTGAAGCAGACGCACTTGTTACTGAATTTGAATTCAGTTTTACCAAACAACTTAACTAACCAGCAAAGGAATAACAAATGAGTTATATTAATCCAGCTCCTGGTACTAGCAGCCAAATCGTTCTTAAGATCGAATCTGGTCTAGCACTAGGCACATTAGCACTAACAAGTGCTAACGTAACCATCCCAGCTCTACAAGACGTTACTATCAACAATGCTAACGACGTCTTTACATGGAGCCAATTGGACTCTACTGCTAAGAAACAAATTGCAACAACTTCTACTAACTCTATTAGTATGAACCTAGTTGTTGACCCAACTACTTTCTTCGGTAGCAACGTAACTGCTGCTCAAGGCGACACTACTGCCCAACAAGGCATTATGGGTCTGAGCCGCAACAAGACACTTACAACTTTCTCTTTGAAAGTTCAAGAGTCTACAACTGACTACTTCATTAAAGGTCAAGGCTACATCACTGGTTTAGCCCCAACTATTAGTGCTGATAGTCCAGTATGGGTAACACCAGTTACTATCACTGTAACAGGTGACTATACTGTAGCAACTTCTGAGTAATCCTCAGGTGTAAACTAGCAAGTTAAGGGCTCACAAGGCCCTTTTCTTGTATCCATAAATAGATAGGAGAAGATCGATGGATGTTTTAGATAAAAAGACCGAAGCTGAGATCCTTCGCACAATGCTTGCAGAAATTGCAAAAGCATCAAACGAAATTCGTTGTGCAAAGGGAGATTTAGAAAAAGCCCACAACAGACTTAATTTTCTGTTAGTGTTAGCAAACAAAATGATAGAAAGAACAGGAGATTCAAAATGAAATTATCACAATTGGCTGCAAAGCCCCAACTAATTAAGATTGTCCTTGATGATGAAGCAATTGTCAAGGCGCATGGCGAACCAGTAGAGTTTTATACCTGGGATCGCCAACCACTAGAAACATTTATGAAACTGGCTGCTGCACAAAATGCAGATATGGCTGGTATCATTGAAATTGTACGAACACTAATCCTCGACGAAACAGGCAAAGAGATCATCACAGCTGATGCAATGTTGCCTACTGATGTGTTGATTGCTGCTATTGCAAAAATCACCAGCACATTGGGAAAGTAATAGGCGAAGATTATGACTGGGAAAGTGATGAAATCCGAATGCTTCTAACTTTAGATAATTTAGCCCATAGATATCATTGCCTTCCCAGTGAGGCATTAGATCGAGCCACTACATTTGATCTTCGCGTATTAGATGCAAGTGCAAAATATACAAATCACCAGCATGAATTGGCAGAAGCTGAAGCAACTGGTAAAAAACCACAACCTAAATTGTCCACTGAGGAAATGTTAGGTATGATTGCAAAGGCAAGAGGACAATAACATGAGCATTAAACTTGCTGTAGACAACTTAACTCCGCATGTGAATAAGGTCCAACGTAATCTTAAATCACTTGCTAAGATTGCCACCGATGTTTGGAAAGCAAACACACCTATTAGAACTGGTAATGCTAGATCTAAGACAAGACTAAGTGGCAATACCATTGAAGCGAACTATCCTTATGCCAAGAGATTGGATGAGGGTTATAGTCGACAAAGTCCTCAAGGTATGGTTAAGCCTACAGAGAAGTTTATACGCGAAGAAATTAAAAGAATATTAAGGAAGTAAGAAATGGCAGATTTAAAATATACCGCCGAAATAGACACCAGTTCTGCAGACAGAAGCCTTGCTGCTCTTAAGAATTCGGTAGTTAGTTTCGGTGCCGCAATTGCCGGAGCATTTGCGTTTAAGGAATTAACACGAGTAAGTTCCACTTTTGAAGACTTACGCACAAGTTTACAAATTCTCTACAAAGATGCTGCAACTGGCTCAAAGGCATTTGAAGAAATTAAAAAGTTTGCTGCAACCAGTGTATTCTCGGTTGAGGATTTAACAAACACAGTTATTAAATTAAAGGCCGCTGGACTTGAGCCTACTGTTGCATTACTAACAATGTTTGGTAATGTGGCAAGTGTCTCTGCTGATAAAGTTGGGGCATTGCAAGCAATTACAGATTTGTATGCGAGAACTACAGCAGGTGGTTTGGGACTTGAAGATCTTAATCGTCTTGCTGATCGTGGCATCCCTGTCTTTGATATCTTAGAAAAGAAGATTGGTGTAAGTCGATTACAAGTTAGCGAACTAGGTAAAACAACTGAAGGTGCAAGATTAATTCTTAAGACGCTTGAAGTTGGTTTGAACGAAACATTTGGCGGTGCAAGTGCTGCTCGTTCTCAAAACCTAAGCCAAGCAGTTAGCAACTTAAAAGACACATTCAGCAATTTATTTGATACAATGGGTCAAGCCGGTATGAATGCTGGCCTTCGTGATCTTACACGAGCTGCTACAGCATTACTTGAAAGCCTAAAACCACTTGCTTATGCTGTTGGTCTAGCACTAGGTGAAGCATTTAAATTTATTGCCGACAACTTAAAAATTGCAGCAGCCGCAGCAGCCGCATTCCTGGCGGTGATGGCCGTTAGTTCTATTATTAGAATAGCACAGGCCTTCTTATTGCTTAATACGGTACTGGCTAGAAATCCAATCATGATGGCTATTGGTGTTATTGCTGGAGCGATGGCAGCAGCTGGTGTCGCTGGTGGCGATTTAGCCGAGAAGATGAAAGAACTTGATGATGCAATGAAATCGGCTAGCACAGGTCCGAATGTTATTGCAGATGGTAAACTTGCTGATGCAACTGAAGTCAGTAAAGAAAAAGCATTGGCTCTAAATGAAGCCTACCAAAAGTTCCGTATAGAGATCCGCAACATCGGTGATGAATTCACAAAGCAAAACAAACTAACTTTAGATGCAATCAATCTTGAAAATAGTTTAATTGGCAAGAGTAAAGAATATGTGGATGCACAACGTGCCAAAGAAGAAATCTTTAAAAAGGCTGCCGATGAAGCTGACAAATTGCGTCTAGCACGTGAGAAGTTAACTGCTGAGGAGCGTAAACAAGGTCGCGGTGCTATCATTGATGCTGAAATTGCTCGCATCCAACAGCTTGCTGAAGCTGATGCCGAACGTGTTGCTCGTGCAACTGAAAATACAAACAGATTGCAAATGTTAGAACAAGTTCGACTATTTGGTCTAAGCAATGAATTTGATATGCAAAAGAAATTGGGCGATTTACAATATGAAATTGCAACCAGCACAATGCCTACACTACAAAAGAAATATGCTGAAATTGATAAGGCAGCACAAGACGCAGCCAAGAGTGCAATTCGTGCTGAAGAACAACGTACTGGTCGAAAGTTAACAACTGAAGAAGCCAAGAAGTATTACGAAGAAGCAGTCAAAGGCACCGATGCACTTAAAGCCAAACAAAGTGAATTGTACGAAGAAAGTCGTCGATTCTCAACTGGTTGGAGCAATGCATTAAATGAATACATTGACAATGCAACTAATGCCGCTAATCAAGCACAACAAATATTTGGCAAAGTTACAAGTTCCATGGAAGATGCGTTTGTGAATTTTGCCAAGACTGGTAAGTTTGAATTTAAGAGCATGGTTAATAGTATTATCGAAGATCTATTACGTATGCAAGTAAAAGCAACATTAGCAAAGATCATGGGTCTGGGTGGCAACACTGGTGGGACTGGAGGCTTATTTGGTGGCAAGATTATTCCTGGTATCCTAGCAAGCGGTGGTCCAGTTTCCGGTAATCGTCCATACATCGTAGGCGAACGCGGACCTGAATTGTTCTTACCAGGCGTCAATGGCAGTATGGTACCTAACAAGGACTTAGGCGGTGGAGGGACTGTGATATATAATATACAAGCAGTTGATGCTCCAAGTTTTAAAGCACTAGTTGCAAGAGATCCAAGCTTCATTCATGCCGTAGCAATGGCTGGCGCTCGTTCATACCCAACATCAAGCAGATAAGGATTAATAGATGACAACAACTGCATTCCAATACGTATTCGACAATGCCCAAAGTATCGGCATCGATCGTCGTGCCACAGTAGCACAAACAATCTCTCGAGATAACACAGTACGAACAGTATCGCGTGGTGGTCAGGTATGGCGCTTTGATGTGCGATTGCCTGATGGTATGCCATGGGATACTGCTCGTCCTTATATTGAAGCAATTGACTATGCTGATCGTTATACGCAAGGCACAGTTCAAATGAACAACACAGGTTACACCAGTTGGTTGAACAAGTATCGTGGTGATGGAACCACGTTCACTGCATCATGGACACAAGGTGCAACTTCAATCACGCTAACAAGTGGGACAGCCGGCACTTATAAATTCCGTGTAGGCGATTACATCCAACTTGGATCCAGCGGACATGTGTATACTGTTGTAGCAGATGCTAACAATGCAGCCACAACAGTAAGTCTAAATAGAGCCATTATCGATGCAACTGGTTCTGGATCATTGGTCATTGGGCCCGCTGTTACATGGACTGTTATTTGTACTGAGATGCCAAGTTGGACCATCGATGCTCGCAACCAAGTTTCATGGTCTGGATCGTTTAGATTCTCTGAGGTATTAGTATGAGCATTGATCTAAGCACATACTCAGCAGTAGAAGCAGCAATGTTTTGTCGCATTGATGTGCCTGATTACGATGTTTTATTATTCAGTAATTACAACATCCCAGTGTCTATAAATGGTGAGAGTTATGTAAATTTAGGAACTTTACTTGGAATTACTGATAGCACCAGCGATCTACGTGCAACTAGTGGCACACTAACTATTACTATCTCTGGAATACCTAATAGCAGTATCAGTGAAGTATTAGCGCAGAGATTTAAAGGCAGCAAAATCCAAGTATGGCGTGTGTTCTTTGATGCAAACACAAAACAAATATTAGGTATTGATGGAAATCCAGCTGGCCGATTTCAAGGTATTGTAACTAATTGGAGTTTAGCTGAAGATTGGACTCCTGGTAGCCCTACAACCAGCAATAAAATTGATTTTACTTGTTCTAGCACAGTTGATGTTCTGTCAAACAAAGTTGCTGGCCGCAAAACAAACAGCAAAGACCAAAAGAAATATTTTCCTAATGATTTAAGCATGGATCGTGTTTCTATAATTACAAAAAGCAACTTCAACTTCGGCGCAGTTGTAAAATAAAGGATTAACAGATGAGTTTCTTAGATGATATTGTAGATGTGGGTAAAGCGGTATTCGGTGGCGATAGTATTGGCTCAAGCCTTGCTAGAACTGCTGCCTTAGGAGCAACTCTATATCTATTAAATCGAAATGGAAAGAGTAGTGGTAATCCTGGTAGTGCAAGCACATCCACACCCGATCCACGAAATAGACTTACGCTAAATGCCAGTCCCGATAATCAAATACCTATAGTATATGGAACAGCATTTGCACCTGGTATGCTTACTGATGCACATATCTCAAATGAAAATACACGAATGCATTTTGTTTATACTATCTGTGAACGCACTGGGACATTATTAAGTGATAATTCCGATAGCACATTTACATTTCTTGATGTTTACATCAATGATCAGCGTTGTGTGTTTAAAAGCGATGGCATCACAGTTGATTACACACTTGATAGAGATAGTAATGTTGATTACAGTATGCAAGACATTGTAAAAGTTTATTGTTTTGCTGGATCTAGTAGTGAACCAGTTGTGCCTAGCGGTTACACAAATGGCAGTTTGAATGCTGCCTATAGCATTGTCCCAACCTGGACAATTAATCACAGCATGGATGATCTAATCTTTGCAGTGATTGAACTAAATTACAATAGAGATAAAAGCGTAACAACAGCACCTAGCAGTTTAAAGTTTCACATTGAAAATTCTATGACTCAACCAGGCGACTGTTTATATGACTATATGACCAATACACGTTATGGTGCTGGTATTGCTGATTCGGAGATTAATGCATAATGAAAAGCCTAAGAGATTTAAATTCTTCAAGCAAACAAGGAGTTCCGTTTGCTGATACACGTTCATATGCGTTAACATTTGATCGTGCTACACCGACGTCTCAAACACTAATCACATATCCTAATGAACCATTTACATTAGAGCCTGGTATTGAGATCACATCCATTGTTAATGCGGCAAATAGTTTTGTAACTACATCAAACATCAATGGATATACATCCACTACTGGATTGCGTTATACAATCCAACTAACACAAGGTGGAACTATTGACACAGCTAGTAATGTATTTCATCAGGCTGCAAATATTGCAAAGCAAGTATCTTTTGCCGGCGTTCCGATGAGTGACACTGGATATACTCCATTAACTAATGTTGGAACTGGTAGTATGTGGGCCAGTTATGCTCTTAATACCTACCCTACCTATACCACAATTTCATTTGAAGTTAACGGAATTAAAAGTAAAGGTGATTGGGATTTGGTTAAAAGTCCTGTTATTGACTACGACATTGCTTCACTACAAGCAAACATCTTCCAATCCAATATCACTGGTAACGGAATTAGCAAGAGTTGGTATACAACAGTTAATCCTGTAATTGTTAACGAATTAACAACTCCAAGTGATGCATACTACTATAGTGATTCTTATAGTGGGATGGGAGATCATAACACTTCGCTTACCGGTACACCAACAGTCAGCAATATTGCCAATGTGTCATTACAGACTAGCAGTTATACTTGTACCATTACAGGAAACTACAGTTCGGCATTTGGTAACTTATCATCTACTGGAACATTAGGTGGCACAACCTCATGGGACTCAAATAATAAACGCCTAACTATTACCGGTAATGCAAGTCAAGTTACAAGTCATCTAAGTAATTTAAAATATAATGCTCCAAGTAACTATTCTGGCACATTCCTTTTGACTTACGCATTGTATAATCCAGTGACCAAATATACTAGCACTAAGACACAGTATGTTAAAAACTATGACAACGATGTGTTTAGTGAGCCAATGACGGATTACTATGATGATAACGCAATTACCACATTAACTAGCGGACCAACTATTGTATCTGCAACAGTAAGTGGCTATACAGTAACAGTCACAGCTGATTTGCCTGCTAGTGTATATTCTATTACCAGCGGCGGTTCAGGTGGCACCAGCACTTGGAATAGCGGAACTAAGACACTAACTTTGACTGGTACAAAGACACAAGTAAACAGTCATTTAGCAAGTATTATTTTTGAACCCGTTGATGACTTTAGAGCACCGATTAATTTAATCTATTCTTTGACCAATGGCGCAATTTCATCAAGTCAAATTCAGCCATTAGTCTGGTTGGATAGAACTTTGAGTGTTTCAAATCTATCAGTCGCTAGAGATTATGTAGGTAATACTTCTGACCAACAACTGTTTAAAGTTTCTCAACCACAGATTAATGAAGATGCAGTTGGAACTCCAACCTATGCAGTAACATTAACTTCTAGTGCTGGCAGTTTTACACTTGATGGCACTACAGCAAGTTCGCCATTTACATTTTCTGGTAGTCAAACATATGTTAATGAACAATTCTACAATGTGTTATTCCGTCCAGCTAAAGATGTGGTGGGATCTCAAACTCTTAACATTCGTGTATTAAGAGACTCTGTTGAAATTGGTAATCAAACAGTAGCATTTACTGGAACAATGAGAACCAGTTCCATTGCAACAGGCACATATACCATCACAAGTAGTGGCACAACTACTGTTGCGTTAGATCAAGTTTTATATCTAAACTGCGATATTCTTCTTGTAGGGGGAGGAGGCGGCGGCGGAAAAGTATCCACTGGAACCGGTGGTGGCGGAGGTGGTGGCGGAGTCCTTGGCATTGTTGGTGCAACTCTTCCATCTAATGTATTATCTGTGACAGTTGGTGCAGGTGGCACCGGTGCAAGTAGCACAAACTCCGCTGGTAATAACGGTGGTAATACATATATTGCTTGTAATGGAACCACAGTCTATGAAGTTACCAAAGGGTTCGGAGGCGGAGGTAGTGCTGGTAATTTACCATCATCGCGTGCTGGCGGCAACTATAATTCTGGTTTTTCCAATAGCAGTGGTAACAGCACGACTGGTGGATTTTGGTGGCATACAGGTGGTGCCGGCGGCGGCGCTAGTTATTTGTATGGTGGTGGTGGAGGCGGAGCCTACGAAGATGGCGGCCCCGGATCATCTGGATCAGGCGGATATGGAGGCGCAGGTATCCAAACAGCAGACTTTGCACTAATTGGTAATGTCCCAACAGCTACAAAATATGTGTCCCCGGGCGGCACCAGCGGTGGCGGCACTAGTGCGACCTTACATGGTGGCGGTGGTAGAGGAAGTAGTGCAGGTGGCAGCGCCGGCAACGGATACCAAGGTATTGCGATTATTAAATTTTATTAAGGATTAGAAGATGGCATCGTATAGCGATTATAGATATGCAATTAATGGCATTGTAGGCACAGATAAAACTGTTCTAAAAAATATGGAAACTCTTGCTGGAGCCGCAGCAAGTTGGATTACCTACGATACCCATGATGGACTTTGGAGTGTTGTTATTAATGAAGCTGGCACCTCCGTTGCAAGTTTTGATGACAGCAATATTATCGGCGCCATTTCTATTGCAGGTTCTGGTCTTGAGAGTTTATATAACAGCGTTCGAGTTGAATTTCCACACATCGATTTAAATGATGAAAAAGATTTCATCCATGATTCGCTATCTTCAACTGATCTATTTCCAAACGAGTCTGATAATGTATTAAACATTCAATATGATATCCTTAATGATCCAGTGCAGGCTGAATATCTAGGATTAATTGAGTTAAAACAAAATCGTTTAGATCAATTGATTCAATTTAAAACTGATTTTTCACAAATAGGTCTTAAGGCCGGCGACTTAATTGATATTACAAGTACAACATACGGATTCACTAATAAGATGTTCCGTATCGAAAAACTTGTGGAACGAGATTCAGATGATGGCAGCATTGAAATTGACATCACTGCACGAGAATATTCTGCAAGTGTTTATAGTACTGATGATCTATCTCGTTACACACGAGAAAATAGCACAGGTATACAAACTATTGGTAATATCGGTGTGCCTGGAACCCCAACTGTTAGCAAAGTTGAAAAAGATGCGCGACCACGTGTTACTATTTCCAGTACAACACCAACTGGCACAGTTGATGCAATGGAATTTTGGTATACAACAGATACCTATGTATATGATGAGAACAGAGTATATCAATTACTTGATCGAGTAAAGCCCAGCTTTGGTAACACATTCCCATTTGGCAATACTGTAACCATAACCAGTGATAGTTTAAGTTCTGGAAATTTATATGTTAAAACTCGTGGTGTTAATGGACAGACCATTGGCCCATTTAGCAGTCCTGCTGGATTTGTTTACACTCCAGTTCAGACTACAAACAACATTGACGAAAACACAACTGCAAGCACTTCAACTGGCAGTCTTATCACGGCACTTGGTGCGCTGACTCTGCTGAATAACTTAGATCAATTGTTCTCTGGAAATACTGCATCAGGTGGTGTGTTTAAGAAAGTGTTTGATTTGTTTAGTAGTAACACTGGTTATAATATCTTAAATGATGCAGGTAATTTAAAAACTGTTAGCAATACTATGACAAATAGTAATGTTGCAAGAGTAATGACCAGTGCTGTTGCCAGTACTAAAACAACTGCAAACCTTGCACAAACTGGAACAAGTTTGGCATATATGGGTTCGGGAGAAGATATTACATTTACAGCACCAGTTACAGGGCAATATAAATTTGATTTAATTGCAGACCAAAACTTCAGCCAAGCTAAAGGACGACGAGGAACAATGACCGTTACTATAGATGGTTCATCAAGTACTCTCGCCGAAGGATCTGATTATATTGGTGTTGGATTTTTTGTGTATCCGGCGGCGCATAAAAATGATGACACTTATTTAATTGCTAAGGCCACTACTGGTGGACTCGGGGCACAATATTGGATGGACTTTGCTATTAGTGCAGTTGGTAATTTAACAAAAGGCGAAAGTTATACTATTGCGTTTTGGTACTTAAATAACACCTACACAACCGGTGATGCTCAATTCGATTTAGGTATGAATGTTTACACGATTAGCCAGTAATTTACATATCCATAAATAAACACATGCTCCTGTGCCTCAGTACTGGGGCATTATCCCACAGGAGCACATAAATGGCAGGCGTATTAAACTTCCAACAATATATTGGTGGACCAGATCAAGTAAAAGTAGAACAGATCTTCCCATCAAACCAAAAAACATTTCTTTACAACTTCGATCAGGACATCACCGGATGGACTTTCGCAGCTGATTACCAAACACTAGTTGTTGACCAAGTAGCATTCAATCGCAATACTGGTCAACCCAACTTTACAGATAGCCGTGTTATCGGTTCGTTTGCTAAAGTTGAAATTTCAGGCGGTTCTGCACCAGCAGTTATTGATGCTGCCGCAGGCACCGTTAAAGTTTACATTCCTGCTGGCATGTATACTGGTCCAATTATTCCAGATGCACGCCAAAATGTGCCAATTACCGTAGTTGGTGTTACCTGGACTGACAACTCAACACCAGCACAAATCAACACACATCGTTGGGCATTTATCCAATGTTGGGAACCAGATGTTACTGTAGGCGATCCTACATTGGCAGCGGGTTACACAGCACTAACATTAGGATAATCACATGGCACAAAATATCACAATCACTGAACTGCGTTCAGACGTTTCCATTTCGGAACAAACTTCAAATGTCAGTATCATTAGCCAAAGCAATCCTGTTACTGTAAGTTTCAATGCAGTAGCAATGCCTGGTGCAACGGGTGCTACAGGACCAACAGGAGCCACAGGTGCTGTAGGCGCAACCGGAGCCACAGGTGCTGTAGGCGCAACCGGAGCCACAGGCGTTACTGGAGCTACTGGGCCACAAGGCGTTAC